CCGGGCCCTGGCTATCGAGCGTCTCCGCTGTTGAAGGGACTGTTTGAATGTTGACTTGCTGTGAGCCTCCGCCCAGGTACTCTGGTCGTTGAAGCCGTGAGTCGGGGGAGGTCACCCCGAAATGTGATCTTATTATTTCTGTGTATCGAGTCCCCCCCCGAGCATCGCGCTCGTACATTTTTTGAATTTGGAATGCTTCGCGTAGTTCGTTAACGGTGCCTGCTGAAGCGGCCCCTACATCTGCGAAGATTGCTGGCTCGAGTTCGTCGAATGCTTGAACTCTGATGTTTGTTGGAATGGAAGTTTGTACGTTGAATTGGTACTCAACTACTCCACCTCCTGTTTCCCTTACGTCTACAGGCGTTTCGCTGAAGCCGACGCCCGCAGTACTCACGCCGATGCCGTGAATGGGTGCGCCTGCCATTAGCAGGGGGTTTTCTAGAGGTATTTCTATTTCCGGTCCTTTCTGTGGAAAGGGTAGGCAAGACGTAAAGTAGTCGTGCCTTTTTCCTCGTCTGTTGACGAAGGTATAGTTCCCGACCTGGTCGGGACCGTCGTCTGTGTCGACGACGTTAGGTTCCTGCAGATTCTGATCTCGGAACCATTCGTTGTATATAAGGTTGTATGCCCGGCTCCATAAATTGGAGACCGTGATACCTTTTATTTTTGTTGGGATGCCCAGGTAGTCCTGCTGGGTTAGCTCTTCGAAGCCGTTAACCTGGCCGGACGTTATTGTCGGTACAAGAAAGTCGGTTGAGTCTCCGGGGCTATCCTGTTCTCCCATCATTCTTTGCCAGTTGTCCCAGATCAGCCTGATCGGTACGGCAAAGTAGAATGTCTCCATATACATGTTGTCCATGATAGGAAAGATGGGAGTGGCGAGCCTGGCGAAGCAGCTCGTGCGGAGATTGAATGTATCTCCTGGTAACGCTTCATCCATGAACATTGGGATTAGAAAGCTTGTGTCGAAAGTTGTCTTGAGACCGTGTGAACGGTCAAAGGATGATCGAGGTATCTCCGCCTGCGGTACCTGGGCGAAGTGAGTCATGACTGATTTCATTGTTATATTTCTCCGATTTTTGTTAGTGCCTGGTCAACTGTAGTTGCCACAGGTTTTATGTTTAATTGATGGAATCTACAAATGACCTCCCTTGAGGAGAGTAGCTCTATCTCTGCGGTTAGGTCTTCGTATGTTCCGATTCGGAACATTGTGTAGTCTTCCGGGTGCTTTGCTATTTCTGAGGTTTTGTCTTCGACTATGGACTCCGCCGAGCGGAAGGCGACTTTGTCGTTAATTAAACAGAATGGCTTGTTGTAGCATTCTGATTTTGAGTCGTAAACGACGTACATATTTGTGATCATTATTGGATGTTCCTTGTAAGTGATTTTGTGCGGATTTTCCGCACTTTTTCCCGTACGCGTAAGCGATCGGGTTGTTGTTCAGGATCCATCGGATCGATGGCTGCCTGTTTTCTTTCTTCGATGAAACAGTATTCATCTCCGTATAGCTCTTTGTAGAGCTTATTGTAGTATTTGGGAGGCGCCATTTTTACCCCTTTTAATGTGCACCATCCCTTGTCGATGTCGTGCCTGTATTTTTCAAACCAGGCTCTTCCGATTCCGGGTTTCGTGCTCATTGATCCGAACTCCGGTTTTAGTTGAATCACTTCTGCCGTTTCCGGGTTGAAGGATTCGTAGTGTTTCTCGGCTGGGTCTCCGGTTATCTTTTTCATGCAGTAGCGGGCAACGTATCCAGCGCTTTTGAAAGTGCAGTCGCCGATTGTTGCATGGCCTAGTTGCCATACTTTATCGAGCTGCGCTGATATGTACATTGGTTCCCCGCTTTTGCCGTTTTTAAAGAATTTCCGGTCTGGGAAATCGTAATTGAAGATAATTGCATGATAGTGAGGTCTCCCAAGAGTCGAGAGATTAGAGGGGTCATTATTGGCCCCATATTCCCCACACATGAAGAAACGAATTTTTATAGGACTTACTTCCTGTCGGAATCGCTTCATGAATCTTTGGAAGTCTTCTAGGTTGAGGGAACCTGTTGAAGGTACGTTGTCTGCGTCGTACGTCAGCGTAAGGAAGCAGTTGTGATCGTACATGCTTGCTTCGTGGGTGCAGCGCATTGCCCACTGGCGAGAACGCTCCAGGCGGCAGCCTATGCAGCGGCCGCAGGGGATTTTCATTGGGCAGTCCTGTTGGGCTTCTTGTCTCGTGAATACGATTCCGTATTTTCCAGAGTCGTTGGGATTTTTTGCTCTCCAACCGTCGAGTGGGTAATAACAAGGCATATTGAATCCACCTGTAGAGTTTCACAGGCGGATACCGCCGCGCATGACAGTCCGAGGGCTGTTGCGGCCATGTACTTTCGAAGCCGTTTTAGAGAAAAGTCGCTTGGATTTTCTTTTGTTGAGTTTTTTGCGTCGCATTGGAATGCTCCTGATTTGGGTTTAGACATAAGGTTATGTCATATAGTACATGTGTAACAAGAGGGGCCATGTACTTTTTGAGCTTTTTCGCCCCCTTTCGGGGGGGGAATTGCGTGTTTTGAGATCAGTTCAAGGGAGGGTCGCTTTGCTCCCAGGTTGAACAGGGGTGAATGAATGATCATTCTGGGGCTCCTGGTGGATCTGGGGGAGGATTAGGGGGGTCACCAGGGGTAGGGTCAGGGGTCGGCTCTTCGACGACTGGGGGAAGATGTGAGGCGTCTAGGCCGTATTCTTCGATTTTTTCCCGATTTTCCGATTTTTGCATGAAATCTAGGAAATCTCCGGGATTATTATTGAAGTCTTTTCGGATGTGGGAGGGAACGCTCTCAAAGAGCGATTTTGCCTCCGCGATTATCTGATTTGCTTCCTGGAAGCCGGGTATTCCTACGAAGTTTCCGTAGGTTCCCTTGTGTGCGCTTACGTGGTCGATTACGCCACGTTCTTTATATCGCTCCATTATCCTGTGTATTGAGACTACGTCTCTGTGTGATTGCTCAGTGCGCGAGACCGCGCCTTCGTAATCGAGTTTTATGCGTCGGCGATGCCGAGCTGGTGTGATATTTGACATTATTTACTCCGTTAGTGATGACTATAGTTTAGGACCAAGGGATTTATTTCCGTTTTTTCTGAGGTATTGTTTCGAATCTTTTACTGAGGTCTTTGATTGGATTCGATGGGTCTATGGGTATGCGTTTTGCGCTTCCCATGAATTGGTATCCGAGGTTGAGGGCTCCGCCTATTATGCCGAGTTCTTTGAACTCCCGTGATCCGGGGACTTTGTAGACTTTCAGCATTTCTGCTTTCAGTCGGTTTTCGAGGTCTAAGCCTACGGCTGAATTTATTTGAGTTTGAGCTTGAGCTCTTACGTGCATTTGTTGTTCTGCGGCTAGCTGGGTCTGTTCGTTTGTGTATGAAGTTGTTGCTTTGATTTGCCCAAGCTGGGCCGCTAGTAATGATGTTGCTGCAACGTTTTTATTTAAGTCTTTTGCAGTATTTTCTATTCTCGCCATGCTACCGCCTGGCGTGGATGCGCCTCTTCCTCCTGTGGCGGAGAGTATTGGGTTTAGTCCGGCTTTTTTTAAATCTTTTATTTCTCTTTGATGAGCGGTTGATGACATATACTCCTGAAATTGTCGATTTTTTTCTGCTTCGCGTTTGTTGGCCTTGTTTGCGGACGATTGTCCGAACACTGAGGCCGCGGCTCCGATACCGGAGCCTAGTAGACCTGCGACTGCTAATGAGAGTGCCATTAGAATCTATCGATGTTGCCCGGGACGCCGAAGAGCGGCATTGGGCGTGCGCAGGTTAATTTGTGATGGAAGTCCGCGATCCAGTGCTGTTCGCCTGGTACTGCTATGACTCGATCCACCGGGGGTGCATCTAAGATGAAGACACCGTCAAGTGGGACGGGTGCGCTTGGGAATTCCTGGCACAAGTGCCAGGCGTCCAGTGGGAGGTCAGCGTTCGACCGGAAGTGTCCGGTTATTTTTGATTGTTTGTATCGGTACTCAGCGAAACGTTCCTGGTATCCGAAGATACCATCGCCGCCGACTTCGTCGTCAGCTACCATTATTTCTTTATCGAGTACCTCCTGCTCTCCCAGATGGGAGAGTGCCGGCCAGAAGAAGTCTAGTCTGTCCTGGCGTGAGAACATGCGGTCTATTCCCTGCTGATAGGTTATATCGGCTCGTACGTTGACGATGCCTAGCAGGATGCAATGTTCTGTGAAGGATTTAGTAAATCCGTGTCCCTGGAACGCTACGGTTCCTACTGCTCCGACTCTGCCAAGGTTGGTCCCGGTATCCGGGCCCTGGCTATCGAGCGTCTCCGCTGTTGAAGGGACTGTTTGAATGTTGACTTGCTGTGAGCCTCCGCCCAGGTACTCTGGTCGTTGAAGCCGTGAGTCGGGGGAGGTCACCCCGAAATGTGATCTTATTATTTCTGTGT